AATTCTCACCAAAGCCTTTTGATTCACAAGAGCTGGAACCTACAACTATGAAAGATAGAGAAGCAGAAACAAGAAGGAGATTTGCTCAAAGGGGAATGGGAGCAATATAATTTGTAAAAAAAGTTAAAAAAATTCGCTAAATGAGAAATCCAAAAGATATAGTTAAACTAGATGTTCCTTTACTTCTTCGTATACTAGAATTTGCTAGAGAAGATGCTTCATCTGATGAAGAACTCCATAAAATAGCAAGTAATATAGTTGAATTAAGTAGTGTTGCAGGTGTATTAGGAATGATAGATTATGAAGCTATAATGGGTGGAGAAGAACAATTAGCTGAAAGAAAACAAATGATGGTGAGAGCTGGGATTTTAAAATAAGAAAAAACTATGTAAATTAAATTGAGCTTGGCCTAGCCAAGCTCTTTTTGTATCTTATATATATGCCAAAAAAGAAAATTCCCTCTATTCTTAAAGAAATTAGAGAGAAACAGTTACCCGAAATAAACTTTGCCTTTCAAAAGGCAATTTCTTATTCTCAATTATCTATGTTTAGTGAATGCCCTAAAAAATGGTCATTACAATATAGAGAAGGTCATAAACAATTTACTTCAAGCATTCACACAGTATTTGGAACTGCATTACATGAGGTTTTACAACATTATCTTACAGTGATGTACGAAAAAAGTTATGTTGAAGCAGATAAGATTAATACTTCTAAAATGTTAGAGGAAAAACTTAGGGAGGAGTATGCTAAACAATATAAAGCAAATAATAAACAACATTTTTCATCACCTGAAGAATTAAGAGAATTTTATGAGGATGGAGTTGAAATTATTAGAGAATTTGCTAAACGTAAAAAGAAATATTTTTCTAAACGTGGTTGGTATTTAGTTGGGTGTGAAGTTCCTATTAAAGTTACTCCTCATAATTATAAACCTAATTTATTACTACAGGGGTTTTTAGATGTTGTTTTATACCATGAACCAACCCAAACTTTTAAAATAATAGACATCAAAACCAGCAGATCAGGGTGGAACAAAAAAATAAAATCAGATGAAAATAAACAATTCCAACTTATACTATATAAAAAATATTTTTCTGAATTATATAATGTTCCACTTGAAAAGATAGAAGTAGAATTTTTTATAGTAAAAAGAAAATTATATGAAAGTAAAGACTTTATAATCAGACGAATCCAAACATACACCCCACCCTCAGGTAAGGTAAAAATGAATAGAGTTCAAAAGTCATTAAATGACTTTATTAATGGAGCTTTTAATTCTGATGGGTTTAAAGAAGTAGACCATAAACCAACTCCACATAGAAATTGTAATTGGTGTCCATTTTATAAAACTCATTTGTGTTCTGCGACTTTTTAGAATCCTCATATACGTATATAAGACAAATATAAAAAATAAAAGTATATGGCAAGCAAAGACCAACAATTAACTAGTGTAAAAATAAATAAAACACTATTTGAACAATTTAAAGTAGAATGTATTAAAAGAAAATTTTCATTTCAAAAACTCTCAGAAAGAGCAATTCATCTTTATTTAACAGAAGAAGAATTTAGAAAACAAGTTCATAACCATAGTGATTTAAGCTTGGAAAAATAAAATAAAAGTTTTACATTTAAAAAAATAATAAAGTTATATGAATAATCCTTCAAAATTAAAGTTACCTAAACTTAAAAAGGTAGAAAATAGAATACCTTTTGATGTATCTAAAAAATTTGAATATCTTTCAAAAGATAAAAGAAAAAAAATCCTACTAATTTGTGATGATATAAGAGTACACTCAGGTGTAGCCACCCAGGCAAGAGAAATGGTTATTGGAACATGTCAACATTTTAATTGGGTACAAATAGCAGGAGCTATTAAACACCCTGAAAAGGGTAAAAGATTTGATTTATCTGAGGATACTAATAAAAATGCCCAAATAAATGACTCTTCTGTTGTTATATACCCTGTAGATGGATATGGGGATGCTAACCTTGTTAGACAATTAATTGATCTTGAAAAACCAGATGCTATAATGTTATTTACTGATCCAAGGTATTTTGAGTGGTTATTTCAAATAGAAAATGAAATAAGACAAAGTATTCCAATTATTTATTTAAATATTTGGGATGATTTACCAACCCCTTTATATAATAAATCTTTTTATGAATCATGTGATGCTTTATTAGCTATTTCAAAACAAACAAAACTTATTAATGAATTAGTTTTAGGGGATAAAGCTAAAAATAAAGTTATTGAATATGTCCCTCATGGTTTAAACCATAACCATTATTACCCAATTACTGAAGAAAAGGAAGTAATTGAACTAAATAAATTTAAACAACAAATATTCCAAGATGAAGAAAAAGAATTTGTTATGTTCTTTAACTCTAGAAATATTAGAAGAAAACAAATCCCAGATACAATGCTTGCCTTTAAATATTTTTTAGACAAATTACCTAAAGAAAAAGCAGATAAATGTTGTCTTATTTTACATACAGAAGTTATAAGTGAAGCAGGTACTAATTTAGAAGAAGTAAGAAAAATCCTATTTAAAGATTATCCAAATGCTATTATGTTTTCTACAAATAAATTAGGAAATAAAGAATTAAATTATTTATATAATATAGCAGATGTTCAAATCTTATTAACTTCTAATGAAGGATGGGGCCTAACCCTAACTGAAGCCATATTGTCAGGGACTCCTATAATAGCTAATGTAACAGGTGGAATGCAAGATCAAATGGGATTTGAAGACAATGATGGGAATTGGTATGAACCAACTCCTGAAATCCCTTCAAACCATACAGGTAGGTATAGAAAACATGGAGATTGGGCTTTCCCTGTATTTCCAACTAATCGTTCTTTACAAGGTTCACCTAGAACTCCTTATATTTGGGATGATAGATGTAGACCTGAAGATGCATATCATAAAATAATGGATGTTTATAATTTAGGAAATACTAAAAGAAAAGAATATGGTTTATTAGGTAGAGAATGGGCTATAAAAAAAGTAGGATTTACAAGTGAAGCCATGTCAGAACGCGTAATTAATGCTATAGATAAATTATTTAATACGTGGACTCCACGTGAAAAATATGAGTTAATAAATGTTAACGAAATAAAAGAAAATACAATTAACCACGAATTATTATATTAAAAAAGTTATGAACAAACCAGTATTTGTAATAAGCTGCCCTGTTGATACCTACTCAGGGTATGGAGCAAGATCAAGAGACATAGTTAAAGCAATTGTCGAATTAGAAAAATATGATGTAAAAATATTACCACAAAGATGGGGTAACTGCCCCTTTGGTTTTATAAAAAACAACCCAGAATGGGAATTTTTAAATCCTCTTTTATTAAATTCCCCTCAACTCCCCCAACAACCTGAAATTTGGGCACAAATAACCGTCCCAAATGAATTTCAAAAGGTAGGAAAATATAATATTGGGATTACAGCAGGAATTGAATCAACCATAGCACCTGCTGAGTGGGTTGAAGGTTGTAATAGAATGGATTTAATATTAGGTTCTTCTAAACATACCCTTGATGTTCTAAAAAACAGTAAATTTGAAAAAAGAAATAAACAAACAAACCAACCTGAAGGACATATTATTTGGGAAGGAGATAATGAAGTAATGTTTGAAGGGGCTAACACTGAAATGTATAAGCCTGTTAAATCTAATTTTGATTTATCTAATGTAAAAGAATCGTTTGCTTATTTATTTGTAGGACATTGGATGCAAGGAGATTTAGGAGAAGATAGAAAGAATGTTGGTTTATTAATTAAGGCATTTTTTGAAACTTTTAAAAATAAATCCAAAAAACCTGCTTTAATTCTTAAAACATCTCAAGTTGGTTCTTCTTATATAGATAGAGATGCTATTATTGAAAAAATTAAAATGATTAAAGCTACTTGCAAATCTAGAAATTTACCAAATATTTATTTACTTCATGGTGAGTTTACTGATGTAGAAATGAATGAAATTTATAACCATCCTAAGGTTAAAGCAATGGTTAATTTAACTAAAGGAGAAGGGTTTGGTAGACCTTTACTTGAGTTTTCTTTAACAAATAAACCTATATTAACAACTAATTGGAGTGGTCATATAGATTATCTAAACCAAGACTTTTCTACTTTACTCCCTGGAAAATTAACTAAAATCCACCCCTCAGCTGCTAATAAAATGTTAATGAAAGAAGCTGAATGGTTTAGTGTAGATACAGGACAGGTTGGATATTATTTAAAAGATATATTTTCAAATTATAAACCTTACTTAAGTTTAGCTAAAAGACAAGGATATTTTAGTAGAACAAACTATTCATTTGAAAAAATGAAAGAGAAATTAGGTAAAGTACTTGATTTAAAAACATCTGGAATACCTACACAAGTAGCTTTAAAACTTCCTAAACTCAAAAAAATAGGTGAAAATAAAAACTCACTCCCAGAACTAAAACTTCCTAAACTTAAAAAAGTAAAATTATGATGTACGAAGAAATAATAAACTGCCCTAAATCAGGAGGTGATTTATGCTATAAAACTCAACCATCTCCAAATGTAACTAATTATATGAGTTTAAGTTGTGGGTTTTGGACAAACACATTGATGAAACCTGGGGAAGAATTTTATGAACAACAAATATCTACCTTACCCGAGTTATATGTTGATTTGGCTTGGGAAGACCCAAAAACAGGATTAATTTGGATTCCAAATACCATAAATGAACCAGGAAAAGGAATGGTATTTGCTAATGGAACAAATAAATCAAATTGGAGTTGGGCAGCAGTTAAATCAATTGAAATCCCAGAAGAAGAAAGACCTAACCATCCTTTACCTGGTAAAAAAGATGAGTTTATGAAATATAAAATGGATATGGATAACATGAAATATTTTAGTGAAAGGGAATATATTGATGCCTTAGATACTATAGGTCTTTTTCAAGATTCTTAGGGTTTATAAAAAAGGTTTTGTATATTTTATTAAATTAAAATAAAAGTTATGATTATAGAATATAAAAGCTTATATCATTATCTAGGTAAACCCGCAGGAGGGGAATTAGGAAGAAAAGTAGCTGAAGAAGCTACATCAAGAGGACTAAAACTAGGAAAATTAGATGTTAGCAAAGATTTAGTCCCTTCAGGATTTGTTTATACTTATCCTATAGATTTTCTTGATGAATACTTTAATGATAAAAACGAAAAAACATTAGTAGAAAGAATTAGAGTATTAGAAGAAAAAGTAAAGAAATTAGAAGGGGGGAAGATTGTAGAAAAAGAAGATGATTTACCATTTTAAATAAAAGTTTATGAGAATAAGTTATGCAATTACAGTATGTAATGAATTTATAGAAATACAACGTTTAGTTAATTTTTTAATTAAATACAAACATCCTAAAGATGAAATAGTTATTCTTTATGATGAATCAAATGGAGATAAAGAAATAGAAAATTATTTAAGATCACATTCAGTTAATGGTGAATTTAATTGGCATAAAGGAAAATTTGAAGGTCACTTTGCAGATTGGAAAAATAAATTAACATCATTTTGTACTGGTGATTATATATTCCAAATTGATGCTGATGAAATGGTATCTCATTATATAGTTGATAATTTATCAATGGTATTACAATATAATAATGTAGATATATTAAAAATCCCAAGAATTAATACAGTTACAGGACTTACCCAAGAACATATCAATAAATGGAAGTGGGGGGTAAATAAACAAGGATGGGTTAATTTCCCTGACTTCCAATGGCGTATTTACAAAAATAATGGAGAAATAAAATGGGTTAACAAAGTACATGAAGTGCTTGAGGGTTATAAAACTATGTCATATCTCCCAACCGAAGAGCCTTGGTGTTTACAACACCCAAAAACTATAGAAAGGCAAGAAAAACAAAATGAATTTTATAATACTTTATAAATGAAAAATATTAAAATATTAGATTGTACCCTTAGAGATGGGGGATATTATACTAATTGGGTTTTTGATAAGGTTTTAGTTAAGAATTTAGTCTCATCCCTTGATAACTCAGGAATTGACATCATAGAAATGGGTTATAAATCTCCAATTAAAGGAGGACCTTATAGAAAATGTAATGATGGATTCATTTCATCTGTAGTTGATTTTAAAATTAATGCAGATTTAGCTTTTATGATTGATGTAAAAGATTATTTAATAGAAGATTTAGTAAACCAATCATTACTTAAAGATATTATTAAACCCTCAACAATATTTAAAATATGTAGAGTAGCAGCTAAATATAACGAAATAAAAAAAGAATTTTTTAGTGGTGCAGGGGAATTTTCAAGTGGGAAAGATTTTAATGATCATTTAAAAACAAAAGACGTTGGGTTCAGTATGAACGTAAATGGTCAGAGTGTGTACCGAAAAGAAGGAAGTAGAATATATAACGGTGCTATGTACAACATGAGCCAAGAACAGGCAAAGAGAGCAGAAGCGTTGCGTCTAGGATATAACACTTATAATTTTGATCCACTTAATAAAGAGAACTCTGAAAGACTAGCAGGCACTGGAAAAGTAGGATATGACAACGCAGGTCGTTTTCATGGGAGAAATGGTATTTCTGCATATGGCAGTGAACAAAATGCTATAGATTTGGGTAAAGAATATGGACTAAGTTATAAAGAAGTTCAAGATATTTTAGCTGATGTACGAGATAGAACAGGCATGTTTAGTCGGATACCAGAAGGTAAAAACCTCACACAGATGTTAGAAGGTAAGCAAAAAGAAAAACAAGCAATAGAAGATAAGAAAAGAGAGGATGCAAGAAAAGCAAAAGAAGCTTCTGATAGACGAGCAGAGATGGAACGACAGGCTAGACAAGAAGAAAAAAATAGGCAAGAAAAAGAACTTGAAAGGCGAAGGGCTGCTGATAGAGCTAGAGCAGAAGCAGAGAGAAGAAGGCGAGAGCAACAAAACAATAACAATAACAATGATGGTGATGATAGCTACGATAGTAGTGGTGATGATCAAACTGGAGGATATAGTGGAGGAGATTTTGAAGATGCCTTCGCTAGTGGTGGTCGTGTAGGCATGAGAAATGGTGGCAACACAACTGAAGTTGTACAACCTGCAGGTTTTATAT